GCCTACTTGTATTCTATTAGGAACAACAGTTCCAAAGAAATTAGTAATAGTATCGTCAACATATTTTTTATTTGGAATATGATCGTCATCAAGTACTCTAGTTTCATAACCTGCTGTACCTTTAACAGTTACCATACCCGGATTAGGTGATATGTTACCTGATAAATTATACTGACCCATTAGGTTTAAGTCAACCCCTGGTGTTACAATACTTACTGTTTCAATACCGCCAACTCTTCCGCTAGGTGATCTATTACTCCAAGCACCTAAGTCTGTAGTGCCGCCATTTTGTGTATCTGTCCAGTTTACACTTTCAACAAATACCCAAGTAGCATCTTCAATCGTTCCTCTATCAACACGAAGACCGGAAGAGCCATCTCTAGTGATGCCATTTCCGGTTTCGCCATTGTTTAAAGTAATAATATTATCTTCAACTGAAGTGTTGACAGTATCTAGAGTAGTTTGCGTCCCTTCAACAGTTAAGTTGCCGGTGATATAAACATCACCAACTTCTGTTCCTGTGTCCAGTGTAATTCTACCACCGCTCTTGACAACTACTTGATAGTTGCCGTCTGCTACTCTAAGATACTTGTCCATAAGTTATTCCTTATGCGTCTTCAGTAAAGTCTGAATCGTCAGTTCCGATTAATGTATCATCGGCACCAGCTTCTTCAATTTCAACAGCGTAATCGCCGTCACTAGCTGTAAAGTTCCACGAAATAGATGTTCCATCTAATGCGTTTGTACCTGTTGCATTTGGAGCAATGATAGTTGCCTTACGTCCTGAAATTTTACTAACTCCGTAAGTTTCACCGTCATCACCTTTTACACTAATAGCCATTTCTGTGCCAGTTAGCGTAGCTGGTAGTTTACCAGTTGTTAATACACGATCGTAAGTTGTTGCTGGTGTACCGATAGCCGCTACACGAAACTTTTTAGATCCTAATTGCTTTACGATATAGCCTTCAACAACGGCTGCACCGTTATAAAAGTCTACTTTGATTTCATTACCATCTGCTGTAGCTGGTCCAAAAAATCTTTTATTAAGTGGTCTTCCCATTTTTTTTCTCCTATAAAAAGTAGTCCTATGCCCGTTCTATGAGCTACGCTGTGGGTACAGCATAAGTCCGCCTTGCGGCACACTATTTGACAATAGTATTTATCAATCTAAAACAGTTACGGACTGTAAGTCAAAAAAATAGGACCCGAAGGTCCTATTTCTCAGTTTTAATAAAACTTAGCTAAAGCTAACGTTACCATTAGTAATTGCAACTTTACCTAAGTAATCTGCTGCATTACCAAGTGACGAAGCTGTGTTAGACAGTTCAACATAACCGTAACGTGTCATGAATGACACAGTTGGTTCAAATGTTGACGGATCTAATACAACACCACTACTCATTAATGGAATGTATGGGCAATAGAATGCAGGTGCGTCTGATTCAGATGCTCCTTTATAACCAACAAGTACATCAGCGTTATCAGCTGAGTAAGTGTTAACGTACACTTTCATTGCATTGTTCAAAGTACCAACCATCTTAGTGTTAGTTGGAGCTTCAAAAGTACCTTCAGTTGTTCTTGCGAACGCAGAAGTTGTTGCACTTTGTAGAATTGTTAACGCAAATGGGCTAACTACGGCGTAGTTACCTGCGCCTCTACGTGTACGCTGTGCAATCAAGTTAGCAACACGGTTGATTTGAACAGCTAATGCAGCATGCTCGTCACCAACAAATGTAGCTGTACCTGATACAGCAGCTTGGTCATATGTTTCAGCGGCATTACCAGCTAGGCTGTTAAGGCTTGCTAAAACTTCTTGATCAATCTCAGCGGTAATTTCTTGTGCTAAAGCAGCCATAATTTCTGCTTCAACGTCAATACCGTGCATTGATTGTGCATCCTGTGCAGCTTCAAAAGTCCATCTAGCTGATAGCTTTCTTGACTTTGCTTCTACAGTTTGCTTTAAGATTTGAATGCTTAACTTACGTCCAGCTTGGCCTTCTAAAGCTGCTGTTTGAGCTGCTTTATCGTCCGCTGCGCCTGAATAGCCTTCAGCAATCTTAAATGGGCTTAATGCCTCTTCACCAGCTGCAGTGTCTGTTCCGTTTGTGCTATCAAAAGCATCTGCGTAACGTACACGTAACGTGTGAATCTGACCAACTGGGCCGGTCATTGGTTGTACACCAACTAATTCGTTGGCAATAACAGTTGGCATAACACGTCTGATAACTGGTAGGATAACACGGTTAAGTGTTGCTACGTTACCAGCTGATGTTGCTCCAGCTGTTGCACTCTCAGACAAATACTTGCGAGTGTTTTCTAGTGTGGCAGCCATCACACTTTTCTTGTTACCGTCTAGGCCTTCAAGAAGAGCGTCTTTGGTTTCTGTCCAGCGACTTTCTAATAGTTCTGACATCATTTTCTCCTTAATTTAATCCAGCAAGACGGCGTATATCTAATACATTAGATTCGTCTGCTTTGACATGTGTCGTTGTTTTTGCTCTGTTGCCTGTTACTTCTGTTGCCTCTGATAATACTTTTGCCTTACGCTTTGCTGGAGTATGCCCATCTATAACAGATGGTAGGTACTTGTCAAAAGATTTTTGTAATCTCTCAGTTTGCACTGATTCCAGTAAGTCAGTCATAATTTCTCTTTGATCGTTGCCTAGTGGCGCAATCAATTCGTTTATGGTTCTTTCGCGTGTTGCTGATTCAACTAATTGCTTGTTCTCAGTTGCCTGAGCTTCTGCTAAATCTTTAGCTTTGCCAGCAAATGCTTTTGCTTCTGCTAGTTGTTTGTCTTTCAACTCAACAACTTTCAATAGCTTGGCACTTTCGCTTTTTTCGTTTAGGTAGCTACCTGAATATTCATTACTGAATGCTTCAAATATTTTGCGACCAAAATCGTTTCTTCGTGCTTCTTCAATATCTTCTTTAAGCTGTGTAATTTCCCCTTTAAGGACTTTATCAACTGTTTCAGATACTGCTGTAGCACTTCTTTCAACAAAGTTAGTTTTAACTTTCTTGAAGTGTTCTTTAGCTTCACGTACTAAACGTACTTTCGTTTCTGCTAAATCTTTTTTATCTTCGTAGAACTCTGCAATTTCTTTAGAAAGAGCTTCTATTACAAATTCCTCAAGCTGTGCATACTTAGATGCCATTGCCTTCTTGTCTTCGTGTAATTCACCAACTTCTTTACCAAGTGTTTCCATTACAAACTTTTGCATTAGGTCTGCGTTTTCACGCATTGCTATTGCATATTTTGCTTTGGCCTCAGCAAGTTGTTTACGATCATCTGAAAATTCAGCAATTTCTTCTGCTAACTTTTCTGACAACATACTATCAATAGCTTCAACCATTGTAGATTTGTCATGCTCGTATTTCTTTGCGAATTCTTCACGAAGTTCAGCGGTAGCAAGTTGGCGATTCTCTGCGATCTTCGCGTCCCATGCTTCTTGTATTTCTGCTTGTACTTCTTCTGAAAGTGCGCTGCTCTCGAAGAGTGATTTTAATGCTTCCAACATATTATTCTCCTCAGTTATCGGAGCCCGCTTATTATTCCTAATAAGCTCTCTTTTAAATATTTTTGTGCCTTGTCATCGTGCTTTGTTGCCTGTGCTAGTTCGTATGCCTTCATTCCGCCACGTGCATTCATTAAATGTTCGTATATTGGCGTTGGGTAGGCTCCAGGAGCACTTGGTTGTGCTACTACATCTACCGTTATAATCTCAAAGTCGGAAACGTTGCCGCTTCCGTCTTCTGATACGTTACCAGATCCCCTAGATGAGACACCTAGTTTAACTCCGCTTTCTAGCATTGTTTTAACTAGTTGCCCCATTGGGGTTGGTAATACTTTCAATTTACCGTAACCATTTGGCCCGTCCATCCATGTCTCTGTGATCATGTGTGATACGCGGTCTAGGTTAATGTTAAGTCCTTCTGGATGATCTACTTCGCCAAGAACACTATAACCACCTGATATTTGGTCATTAAGGGTTTTGACAGCCCTGCCAATTTCTTCTACAGGATACATACGCTGATTAGCGTTACGTACTCCGCCTTGGATACAGATACCTTTTAGGTATAAGTCTTTTCCTTCGTTAGCAGACTCAACGACCATTTGTGCTTGGTCAAATGTCAAATGCTCTCTTAAAAAGTTTCCCATTCAGATTCCTTATTTGCCGACTATAGATTTCTTATTGTCAGCTGCTTCTGGCTTCCCTTTTTTCTCTGCACCGTGTCCTGGCTCTGATTTGCCAGCTTTAGACGCTTTACCGCCTGGTACATTGATGTTCCCGCCATCTTGGTCTTTAGCGTTTAAATCGCCTAGACCAGCATGGTCACCACTTCCTGCTTCTCCTGCTTTCGCAATGTTAGCACTTGTGCCGCCCATATCGTTAGCACCTGCTACTGGTGACTTACCGCCGTCTCCATTATCGCCTGTGCCTTTTTTCTCTGCGCCGTGTCCGCTTGCTACTTTGTCAACGTACTCGCGCATTTGTTCTCTATCTGATTTTGCTGACTCTTCAACTTCTTCGTCTGTAGCTTCTTCAACTTCATCATCAGTTGCTTCTTCTACTTCTTCGTCAGCTGCTTCTTCAACTTCTTCGTCTGATGCTTCAAATGCAAATGCTTCTTCTTCCGGCTCTTCTTCGCCTTCGTCGTCGCCTTCGCCTTCTTCGTCACCCATCCTTTTTTCAAATTCT